AAATCATCCATAGTCCAGACGATGGCGAGCCACTTGCAGCAGAAGATTTTCTTGATATCGCAGAAAGCTTAATGAAAAGACCAGAAAATACTGGTGCTGTATGTGTCGTTGATTCATGCTCATCACTTGTTCCAAGAGCAGAATTAGAAGAAAGTGCGTCTGCGTCTCTCAGGGCAAGTCTTCCAAAGCTTCTATCTCATTGGATTAAAAAGAATACGCAGACTGTAGTGAAAAACAAAATTGCATTACTTATCATTACCCATTATATCACAAATACTTCTGGCTATGGCAAAATAAAAATACCAGACTGTGGAGTGATGGTACAGTATCAAGCAGACACAAGGCTCGATATCGCTAAGATTGAGCCTTGGGAAGAAAATAACAAAAAGATTGGACAGCTTGTTCATTGGAAGGTATCATGCTCATCTATGGGAGCCTCTGGATCAGAATGCGTGAGTTATATCAAATATAATAAAGGCATAGATAAAGAGAAAGAGGTCATAGAGCTTGCAGAATCATTTGGCATTATTGATAAAGCCGGTGCTTGGTATTCCATACCATTCTTAGAAGGTAGCGAAGACTTTGTAGAAGCACCTAAATTCCAAGGACAAGCAAAGATATATGACTTTCTAGTTGAAAGAAAAGACATATTTAGTTCAGTCAAAAGCAAAGTACAGGAAATGCTAGCAGATGTTTAGAGTTGTTGGATTTGATGATAAAGAGCATAAATTCAACTATGCTAAGAATAGGGTAAGAAAATTTCTGAAAAACAAATCATCTTTGCATGTGCTAGCCAGAGAATTAATAGAAGAACTATTTCCTGGCCTTTCTGTATATGAAGAAGTTACTCTTCCAGGTTCTAAAAAACTTGGAAGATCTTCTTTGTTATATGCAGATTTTTTTATACCCGATTCTATGCTGGTTATTGAAGTACATGGTAGGCAGCATTATGAATACTGTTCGTTTTTCCATAAAGATAAGATAGACTTCATTAATGCCAAGAAGAGAGATGCAGATAAAATTGAGTGGTGCGAAATGAATGATATAAAGATAGCAGTCTTACCCTTTAATGAGAAATACAAATGGAAGAATTTGATACAACAAGCGATGAGTCAATAGAGGTTTTAGATAAGTTTACAGAATGGGTTGAGTCATTCTGTGTTGAAAATAATATTGTAGAATACAAAGATAGCGAAACTTATTCTGAAATACTGCATATGTCACATGAAGATATACTTGCTCTATCAAGTGATGAATGTTTTTCAAATGCCATAACATTAATGAATTATGCTGGCATGATTCAGAAAAAACACGATCTTATTTATGCTCAATACAATTGGTGTCTTGAGGCATTGAATTTTCTGTATGCAAAATATTGGGATAGATACGATAAATTCTTACCAGCAGAAGTAAGAAAAAAATCAATAATCATCGAAAATTCTTTTGCACAGTCTATTGAAAAATGCCGATTAAGACTGTATGCTAGTATGCAGATCCTGCTAGAAACAGCCAAAGACACAAAAAAAAGAGTCTCATTATTTCAGGATCTAGGAAAGGCAAGGAACTTTAGATGAATATAGCAGAACTTTTAGAGAAAGCATTAGAAGAATGCAATTGGGACTTAGTTTCAGACGTATATGAAATGATGACCGGGAAGAAAATTGATCCTCCAACTGTAGATGATGGATTTGATGTACTGTGCAATATCACAAACCGATTGGCTAGCTTAGAGTCTAGCATTGTTAATGCACTTGGTTTAGCATCTAATAATGAAAAGAAAAAGCCGAGTAGAAAATCTACACCTAAAGTCAGAAAGAAAGAACCAAAAGAAAGTATTGATCCAAATAATTTTTCAGCAGGACAAAATAAACCTTCAAGAAAAGTATCAGCAGAAGGCAAAGCCAACAAATTTGAAGACATGCAAGATGCTATTGCAGAGGCTGGAAGAGAAAGCGGTTATGACAAAATTAACGACAATGTTAAGCCAACTTCAAGAAGAAGAAAATCCTACTCGACAAAAGATGTCAATTGTGTAGAATGCAATAAGACTTTCAGCGTACATCCAATGTTTGTTCGTGACAATTACACATGTGATAAGTGCATAAGTAGAAGAGGCTAGTATGTCAAAAATTGAAACTAATCTGAGCAATGTTGCCTCAGAACGTGCTGTTCTTGCTGGAATATTTCAGCATGGCAAGGAAAGCTTAATTGAAGTAGAATTGTTCGTAAATGAAAATAGTTTCACGCTTGACATTAACAAGGTTCTTTATAAGTGTGCCGTTCATGCTCTGCAAGACATTGATAGTATCAGTTATACAGATATTCTATCTTCAGCTAAAAGTCTAAAGCTTGATGAATATGTCGCAAAAAATGAAGTTCTGAAACATATAAACGGAATATGTAACACCCCGATACATATTGACAATGTGTCAGAACATGCCAAAAAACTTAAAAGACTTGAATTTGCAAGGAAGGTACAATCAGAACTAAGAACAATATATGTTGGCTTAAATGAAGTAACCGGCGATGAAACAATTAATGAGATCCTATCTATTGCTGAAACTCCAATACAGGATATATGCCTTTCTTATATTAAAGAAGACGAGATGTCTCCTCAGTTAATTGGAGAAGATATTGATGATTATATTGCTCATCTAGAAGAAAACCAAAATAAGTCTATTGGTATTACTACTGGATTTACCGCATTTGACAATGCTATTGGTGGAGGTCTAAGGAGAAAATGTGTAGATCTCATTGCCGCTCGTCCAAAAACTGGCAAAAGCTGCCTAGCTGATAATATCGCCCTCTATGTTGCAAAGACTCACAAGATTCCAGTTCTTATGCTTGATACTGAAATGAGTAAAGAAGATCATCTCAATCGCCTTCTGGCTAATCTTAGCGAAACTGAGATTAATAAAATTGCATCTGGTAATTTCTTTGACGATCCAGATAAAAAAGATAAGATTGTGCAAGGTGCTAAGTTAATCAAAGAGCTTCCATATGATTATATCAGTATTGCTGGAAGACCGTTTGAAGAGACACTATCTATAGCAAAAAGGTGGCTTATCAAAAAGGTAGGATTTGATGAGGATGGAAATTTAAATGATTGCTTGATTATATACGATTATCTCAAGCTTATGACTTCTGCTAGCATCAACAATAATCTCGCAGAATTTCAAGTTCTTGGTTTTCAGATTACAGCACTACATAATTTCTGCGTTGAAAATGACTGTCCATGTCTTTCATTCGTTCAGCTTAATCGTGATGGTATAACTAAAGAAAGTACAGATGTTGTCAGTGGATCTGATAGACTTGTTTGGCTATGTACAAGTTTCTCTATTTTTAAAGATAAAACAGAAGAAGAAAGACTAACCGATGGTATTCAATCTGGAAATAAAAAACTCATACCTGTTGTTTCCAGGCACGGCCCTGGCATTGATGATGAGGGATACATATGCTTGCAAATGGATGGTCAGTATGCTAGAATTAGAGAGCTTGGAACTATTAGGAGTATGAAGAGAAATGGAAACAATGACCAAGAAGGATTTGCAGACCAAGAAGACACTGATTCTGAAAATGAAGTTGATGAAGAAGATTTCTGATATTTTTGAATTCTTTGGCATAAACGATTACTATGAGTCAAACAATCTACTTGTGAGTAAGTGTCCAGTTCATGATGGCGATAACATGAGTGCCTTCAATATAAATATTGATGAGTACAATGAGGAACATTATGGCAAATGGTTTTGCAATACAAAGGGTTGTCATGATGATAAGCCTGGAAAAGACATATTGTCTTTAGTATGGATGCTGCTAGAGAAAAAGTACGAACAAGAGATTGCATTTCCACGAGTCATAAAGTTTTGCAATGACTTTTGTGGAGATGTTATCGTTGATGAATCACTAGTAAATACATATAAAAACGACGCTATAGATAAGCTTCTAAGGATGGAATCCAAAAAAATAAGAAGTAAAAACGAATCTAGGATTACAAGAGCGGCAGTAAGAAATAGATTAATATTTCCTGCACAGTTTTATGTTGACCGTGGATTTTCAGAAGATGTTCTAAATGAATTTGATGTCGGACTCTGCTTAAACCCCAAAAGCCAAATGCATAAACGTATAGTTTTTCCTATATATGATGAAAATGACCAATTTATGATAGGATGCACAGGAAGAACAATATGCGACGATTCAAGAAAGTGGATAAACCAAAAGGGATTCAATAAGTCAAATTATCTGTATAATTATGGAAAAGCAATGGATCACATTAAGCGAACTCAGACTATAATACTAGTGGAAGGACAGGGCGATGTGATCAGGCTATGGGAAGCTGGCATCAAAAACGTGGTCGGAATGTTTGGATCAAAAATAAGTGATTCACAAGAATTTCTGATTCAGAAAACTGGCGTTTCCAATATTGTTATTGCCGCTGATAATGACGAGGCGGGAAAAGCTTGCACAAGTGATATAATAGAAAGACTAAAATACTTGTTTAACATATCTATATTGAAACTTTCTAAGAATGACATAGGTGACATGAGCATTGATGAAATCAATAAACTCATAAAACCTCAAATTGAAGGAAAATACTAATGACAAAGATTATTGCACTTTGCGGCAAAAAACAATCAGGCAAAACAACATTGTCTAATTATCTTCATGGTCACGAACTTAAAAGACATGATGTCATAGAAAAATTTTTTATTTCTCCAGAAGGTCAACTTGTTGTAAACTGTACCTTCAGTGACGAAAATGGCAAAGATTTTGAAGAAATGGGAGTATTGGATCTACAGCAAAAGACTAACGAATTTTTTGAATATGCATCTAGAAGAATTTGGCCTTTAGTTCGTGGCTATAATTTTGCAGATTCATTAAAGGAAATATGTGTTATGTTATTCAATATACCTCCAGAGTGCGTTTATGGAACTGATGAGCAAAAAAACCAGTTACAAGAGCATCTTAGATGGGAAAATATGCCAGGAATGGAAAAAACTATTGGACCAATGACCGCTCGTGAATTTATGCAATTCTTTGGCACTGATATTATGCGTAAGATGTATGAGCCGATATGGCTAGAAAATTGCTTTAACAGGATAGAGGAAGATAGTCCAGAGATTGCTGTTATTGGAGATTGTCGGTTTATAAATGAAATCAAAGCCGTTCAAAAGCGTGGCGGGAAAGTTATTAGACTTACCAGATCTCTATATGAAAGCACTCATGCAAGTGAAATAGATGCTGATCAGTATGAATACTTTGATGGAATTATTGATAATCAAGACATAGACATTAGCAAATCTTGCGAAAAGTTTCTTGACTTATTAATATCATCTGGAATAACTAAAAAAATAAGGGATGTCGGTAAATTCACCGCTTCAATTAAATGATTATATGCTATCATCGTAGCTCATCTCTAGGTACTTTTGAGATGTGCGAAATGAAATACTTCTTCCAATATGTGCTTGGAATGAAAGATAAAACCAACAAAAAGGCTGTTCTTGGAACAGTCTTCCATCGCGTTATGCAGGTTCTTGCTGATAAAAAAATTGCACAACTAAATAAAAAAAAGAAACTGGTAAATGATGATATACAGAATTTGACATTCGCTGAATGTGACGACATAGACTATGTTACTCATTTATGTTTTGAATACTATAAGAAACATGAGGATGATGTAAATCTTACTCCTAAAGATTTGCAAACTTGCATTGGGTGGGTTCACAAGGCATTGGCATACAATGAAGGATCTTTAGACCCAAGAAACCAGAACGTACACGCCACTGAGTTATTCTTTGATATTGAAATCAAAAAGCCTTGGGCTAAATACGAATATTTTGTAGGAGACAAAGAATTTTCTGGATATTTATCCATCAAAGGGACGATAGACTTAATCATAAAGGAAGACGAATCTTACTATCAAGTCTTAGACTACAAATCTGGAAAGAGACTTAACTGGGCCACAGGCAAAGAAAAAACATACGAAGACCTTTGCTCAGACAAGCAACTTCTTCTGTATTTCTATGCTCTGAAGAATATGTATCCAGATCATGATTTCTATACAAGTATTTACTATGTTAATGACGGTGGAATTTTTGACATAGTTTTTTCTGACGATGATTACGATAAAGCAGAAAATATGCTTAAAGAAAAATTTGAGAAAATAAGATCTATCAATCTTCCTAGACAGTTATCCCAAGATCAAAGTCATTGGAAATGCACTAAACTATGCAAGTTTTCAGAAAATTTTGGAAATTCTGAAAAAACCACTTGCCAACACTTCCATGACATGATAAGATTGAGCGGCATGGATGAAGTCGTTTCTACACATGCTGACTTAAACAAGATTGGAAAATACGGTGCTGGTGGAGGAAGATTAGAAGATGCTCAGAAACCATAGTCACTACTCTTTATTGCATTCAACATCTCGGTCAAATGACATAGCCTCGATCTGCAAAAAGCAGGGATGGGGCTATGCTGGCATCACAGACATGAGCAGTGTCAGCGGGTGCGTTAATTTTATTAAATCTTGCAAGTCTCAAGACATTATTCCTATCATCGGTTCTGAATTGATACTAGATAACGGATCAAGAATTACTCTGCTCTGCAAAAACAATAATGCATGGACTAGTCTACTAAAGATAATATCAATAGCTAACAGTCCAGAAAATTTTAATGAGACTCCAAGAATACCATTTGATGATCTAATTCAAAACATTAACTGCGAAAACTTTATCTGCATTGATGGGTATGTTGGCAGTCTACTATTTTCAAAAGTAATGACAAGTAATGAATGTATTTTTGATACCCTAGATGACGAAGGCATTACAAATTGCCTAGTAGAAAATCATCTACAGATTGCAAAAGATCATGTAAAGCAAATGCGTAATATTTTTGAGAGTTATTTTCTTGAAATCAACAACATTGACCATGAATCTTACCCTGTCACAAAAGTAATGTCTTCTATAGTAAAATCTTTAGATACTGACATAACCATACCAGATACAAGTTCATTCTATCCAGAAAGAAAGGATGCTGTTGACCATAGGGTATTGATTTGCACTAAGCTCAAAACAACAATGAAGAAACTAGATCAGAAGATTTCCGAAAAGAAAGATCTAGAATCTCTCAAGTTTATACGAAGCAGCAATCATTATATCAAGAGCTTTGATTTCCTGAAAGATAACTACGACAACATATCTGTAGAAAACTTAGCCAATATACCAAAC